TACTGACTGCACCAGCTGGAATACCGCTTAGTGCAATGCTAAGTTCACTGGGTGATGCTTTAAGTTCGTTGTTGATTGTTGAAATGTTTAGTAGACGACCTGCATTTGTGTAGGTATTGCCACCAAACGAGATCGAGGTGTGATAATCACTGATATAAGCTACTTCAAAGTTAGGAATGTCCCACTTAACGAATACTGCGGTTTCTACTGCAACATTTGAACTTAGATTAATCATACTGTTGACTCATAAAATACAAAAGGTCCACTCCAGCTAACAATGCCGCCTGGTGAAATTGACCACTGTGGTAATTCTACACAAATAACTGTGTAACTGGTGCCATCAATGTCTCCATGATGCAACTGATCTGTGTATTCAGCATTTGATACTGCAACTGATTCTGTTGTAAATCTATTTGCTGAATCGATAGCTTGTATTTCATCAGCAATATCTCTCCAGCGCATACCATCTGGTAAGGCAACAGTAAACTTGCGAATGGCATTGCCTCTGCTTACTGCACGAACTGTTTGGTTGCGTGTAATTGTTTGTCCTACTTGTGCTTTTAGATCTACGCTGATTGATTCAGCTCGATCAAATACCCATTGAAATGCCATTATGCCGCTCCTGGTAATCTGCGTCTGCCCTGCTCAGTTACGGCAAACAAGAATGCTGGATCTCTCGCTACCATCTCCTTGAACGAGCGAGCATCTACAGCGTTAATATTGTATGTTACATTGGCTGCACCACCTAGTTGATCATTTGGAATAACTCTGTTGCCTCGAGCACCTACCAACAGTTCAGGACCTCGTTCGCCTACAACCACTGGAGCATTGGTTGGAATAATACCACCATTAGCAAAGCCCAACAGTTTACCAATTGCGCCTAGTCCTGAGCCACCGCCGCCACCACCAGTGCCTGTGCTAAACACATTGGCAAGCAACTGTCGGATCTGACTTCTCAATAGTTCTTCAACAATTGAGCTTAGGAATTGTTTGAATTCAAATTTACCAGTTTTAGCAAAACCAACAATGGCATCTTCCATTCCTTGTGTGGCTTTTTGGAACACTCTTTCAGCGGCTTTTGCCGCATTGGTTGCATCGTCTACATAGTTGTCCATTGCTCGTTTCCAACCAGCTTCAAATGTTCTTGTCTGCTCAAACCTTGCTTTTTCAGCGGCCATAAGTTCGGCATTGCCTTTCTTTGCGGCTTCAAAATACTTTTGTTCTTCTGCGGCAGTGAGTTTGGTTAGTCCCAAACTTCTACGACGCTGATTCTCAGCTTCAATAGCTGATCTTGCTGATTCTTGTGCGGCAAATGCAATGTCAGCATATTTCTTTTCAATTGCTGTCATTGTTGAAGTTGCCATATCGTGTTGGATGTCACGAATTTTCTTTTGTAAATCCAATTCCGTTTTGAGTGTAAAGTCAGCCAGTGCTTGTCTTTGTTTAATACTCTCATTGAGTGCAAAGTTTTGTTCTGTTAGACTTTGAACAACACCAATCTGTGCTTTGTATTCGCCAGTGATAACCTTGAGCTGTTCAGTAATCTCCTGCATCTTGGCTTTGTCTTCTTCTTTGCCAGAGATTGATGCTTCTTTGTATTTCTGTTGTAGGTTAGTTACTGTTCTTAGATAATCTTCTTCAAGATCTGCTAGTGCAGTTTTAACTGCTCTTTGTTTTTCTGTTGCGCCAATGAGACTGTTGTCTAGTTCAAGACGCTTTTGTTGTGTTGCAAGACTGCGCTTGTATTCTTCAGTGATCTTTGTGATCGATGTGCGAGCTTGTTCTAGTTTGGTAGGATCAACAAAGTCAGTTTGCTTGCCAACACTAGGCTTTACAGTTGATAGGTTTGAAGTAGCAAGTTGTTCTAGTTCTTTCTTTAGGTCAGCAATGATCTTGGCACTTTCAGTACCTTCTTTACCAATGTTGCCTACAGCTTCTGCGGCTTCTTCAATGCCTAAGAATGTTCCAATGGCTGCTCCAGCTGAACCTAACAGTCCTAAAAAGCCTGTCAAACTTGCCTTTGCGGCTGCAAATGCCGCGGCAAGTCCACGAATAACTCTACCAACAATGGTAAAGCTGATGATGGCTCCAACTACTTTAATAAATGTTTTGATTGGACCAATAACTGAATCAACATCTTTGCTGAGTATTCTCAACTGTGCAACAAGGAATAGAATAATATTGGAGAACTGTTCACCAATACCAGTTGAGTTTTGAATTTCTTGTATCAACAATGCAAATGCTGTTTGTAGCTGTGTGATTGATTGTCCAAATGTTGGTGCTGTTCTGCCAAACGATTCTTCAATTGAATCCCTAGCTTCGCGCATGGCTTCAACAAAGTCTCTTGAAGTAATTTTACCCTGCGAACCAAGTTCTCTTAATGCACCAATTGGCACACCCAGCTTGTCAGCAAGTGCTTGTGCAACAGGAGGTAGACCTTCTAGGATAGAACGAAGTTCGTCACCTTGGAATCGTCCTGATTGCAGTGCTTGTCCTAACTGTAGTAACGGTCCACTAGCTTCTTGTGCTGAAATACCTGATGCTACCAATGCTTTGGCAACTGATTCTGTAATCGAGGCGGCTTCTTGTTGGCTGATTCCAAGTTGGTCTGCGGCTCTTGCGATTCTAAAGTAGAGATCAGTTGTTTGTTCTAGTGGTGTGCGAGCACGAATAGCAATAGCAGCCAATGTTTCAAACTGTCGGTTCACATCAGCTTGTGCTGGGCTCAACACTCGCAGTCTGTTTGCCGCATTGGTTACTGAATCAGCAAATCTAGCAAGGTTAACTGCACCAATTGTTGCAATCAATCCTGTGAATGCCGCCGTTAAACTGCTGGTAGCACTTTGCAGTCCTACTAGACCTGCTCGCGCTCTTTTAGTTTCTATATCAACTCTGTACTTTAAATCAGCCATTAGCGTTTGTTCCTCATAATTTGAGCAAGTCGTCTACGAATAAATGCTGAAGTTGGCTTTACCATACCTTGTGGCGACTGCTTTGAATGTCCACGGTCCAGTGGAACAGCATATTCATAGTTGGCATGAATGGTTTCGTTACCAATGAGACTAGTTGATCTTCTAGCATTGCCTGTATCAACGGGTGTGTTTTTAACCCATACACGAAAGGCTTCTCTAGGCAGGCGCTTGACATCGCGCTCTTTCTTTTTCAAACTAAGACTCAGTGTGTTCTTTATTGCCATTCTGTTTCTCATTTACGGAAGCCAACATTGCTTCCATTTGCTCCTGTGTTAATTTTGGTGCTGGTGGCGGACCACTACGATGATTGCGTCTTTCCTCCTGTTCTCTCAACCTTGCTTGTAGATCCAGTGCAGTGTTTACAATGAATATATCAAATGTATCTGCACGAGCTACTACTTCTGAAGGCAAACAATGATATCTGCTAGCAATAGTATCAAGCATCAATACCTGTCTAGCAAGAGCCGACTCAAGCTCTATGCCGGCTTCTGTAACTTTCCCAGGCTATCTACGATCCTGTTCATAACTAGGATCAAGATCCAGGCTGGAATTACATTGTCATTGTTGAGTACAGTTTTTCCTTTCTCATCCAATACCAAATCGCTTACAACTTTAATTATCTCACCTTGGTTTTCTGGATTTACACTGCTGAGTTTTAAGAACACATCCATGGGCTGTCTGTCCCAAGTGTAAAACTCCAATGGTTCACCAAACTCTTTGACTACTTCTTCATCATCAATCACAACTGGGATCAGTTGTGGTTTCTTTGCAATTTGTGATAGCTTCACTTTGAATCTCCTTGTCTATTGATCAGTTTATTTGCTATAACCGTGAGGAAACTGAGACGACTTGACACCTTGTCAATATCCCTACGGGCACATCGAATTTCATTTGTGGATTTTGCAATCTCTGCCAACAGGGTTTGTTCTAGTTGTTCGCTGGATTGCTTTGCAAGCATTGTGTCTAATTCTGACATTCTACCAAACTCCCTTTGAGGGTAAAAGTACTAGGGGCGAACCCCTAGTACTCGTATTTACCTTGACCTAAAAATTAGGCTCTGGATACCTTGAGGTCGGTGTCACCAACGATTGAGAAGCTGGTAACCCAAACTGGGCTATCAGCACTAATGTTTGGTGATAGACCTGTGATGTAACCGGCACCTTTAATAGTAGGTTCGTTAACACCTGCTGAAGCTACATTGTCCTCGCCCATGTAAAGTTGGAATGTTACACGAACTTTTTCTGAGCTGAGACCAAACACGCCGTATTCAGCGGCAGTGTCAACAGTTACATCTTGATAGTTAATGTCGCCATTA